TTTATAGTTTCTTTACCATCATCATCTTTAATGATAAGGCCTTTGTTGTTTAATAATGCTAATGCTCCACCAAATGCAGCTAATCCTACACCTGCAATAAGTAAAGATGCACCCATTAAGATCATTGCAGCAGATCCTAATGTAATTTGAATAATTTGTAATCCTATTTCACCAAAAGCTGTACCTATACCTGTTAATACCGAACCTACTTTATCTCCTAATGAATCTACATCAGATCCTAAAGCACTCATTGTCAATTTAACTGCACCTGCAAATGCAAGTAAACCTACAGAGAATACTAATAAAGTAGCGCCCATTAAAGTCATTGAAACAGCTCCCAATATAACTAGTGGAGCCATGACTCCTATAATTGAATATGCTAATCCTAATCCGAGAATGATCCCTCCTGCAATTATTCCAGCTTGTGTAAGATCATCAAATATAGATTCAATAAGTTTAACAGCTCCAGCAAATGCTACAAGTCCTATTGAGAATATGACTAATGAAACACCCATCATAGATAAAGCAACTGAACCTAAAATAATAGGAGCGGCTAAAAGACCTAATACCGATAAAGCAAGACCTAGACCTAATATTACACTTCCTGCAATTATTCCAGCTTGCGTAAGATCTTCAAATATAGATTCTATAAGTTTGATAGCTAATGCAAATGCAATAAGACCTACCGAAAATATCATTAAACCTACACCCATTGTACTAAGTGCAATTGAACCCAAAATAATAGGTACTGCCATTAGACCTATCACCGATATAGCTAATCCTAGACCTAATATAAGTCCTGCTGCCATTAATCCAGCAGTTATAAGATCATCTTTGAATAGAGCCATCCAGGTTTTTATAGCTAGACCAAATATCATTACACCAATAGAGAATAAAGATAAACCTACACCCATTGCAGCTAAACCTATTGAACCTGCTACTATGTAACCTGCAATAAGACCTATGCCTGCTATAGCTAGACCAAGACCGATTATAAGTCCTCCTGCCATTAAACCTGCAGTTAATAAATCATCTTTGAATAATGCTAACCATAACTTAACAGCTAATCCAAATATCATTAATCCTACTGAGAATACAGCTAATCCTACACCCATAGCTGCCATAGCTAAGGCTCCTTTATCTATCTGACCACTAAACTTACCTAATCCAGCCATTGCTGCGCCTAGACCAAGAATAAGAACACCACCCATTAAAGCACTTTCCCAAGTGAATAGTTTCAGAGCTAATCCAAATACCATTAAACCTCCTGAGAATAAGAATAAAGCAACTGCCATTCCTATCATAAGTAGTGCACCTTGAGCTATATACTTATCAGCTTTACCTAGTAAGGCAAACACTAATCCAAATGCTGCAATATATAAAATTCCTTCTAAAACTAGCTTAGGTGTGGCAATTATTATGGCTAACATCAACATAGCTAAACCGGCGGCAAATCCAAATAATGCTAAACCTACTAATGCTAAAGCTTTTGCGCCACTAGAAATAGATCTAGCGCCTTGTCCAATTAATACAAAAACTAGTGCAAATGCACTAATAACTACTATACTTTCTAAGATTTTTGCAGGACCTATTACAAGTACAGCTAGCGCTATTGCAGCCATACCCATTGCTAACATTCCTAAACCTTTTCCAATAGCACTAATTGCATCTCCACCTTTTTGAAGTGCTTTGGCATTTTTGCCTAATGAAACAAATAGCCCTACTACACCTCTGGCAACAAGTGCCCCTATAAAAATAAGCGGTGCAGCTAAACCTATAAGGGCTAATTTACCCATTGCTTTAGTTAAGCTTAATAGTCCTTCGCCCATATTTTTAATAGCTTCGGAGCCTTCTTTAGCTTGACCTGCATCCAAATCTTTAAATGCATCAGCTAAACCAGTAGCTATCCTTTTGATAAGAGGTTTTTTACCTTCAAAGAGTATTTTTGCGGCTAAATGTAATTTGAGAATTTTTCCAGGAGTCATAACATTAGATATGCTCTCGATTCCTTCACCTATGCCAGACATTGCATCGGCAAATTCCTGGGCTTTACTAGAGTCTACTTGATTAGTAAGTTTAATTAATCCTTGTGCAAAAGATAATACTGTATCTGATTTCTTTTTATCTATTTTAGCGCCACTGATTGCTCCAATCATGGAGCCTAAGCTGCTAGATAGAGCTGCTAAGACATTGCCTGCTTTACCGGCTTTTTCTGCTGTAGTATTTAGAGATTCTTCGATTTTTGCAAGGGATTTCTCCATTGATCGAGAAATCCCTAACAAAATATCAAATTGCTTATCGCTTGCTGCCAAAATTCTAGAAAGTAATTTTTTCTATATATTCTTTCCTAGAATTAAAAATTCATGTTAGGAAATGATGGGATGTTTGGCATACCGGATCCCATATTAGAAGGTAAAGAGCTTTTCATTTGTCGCTGCATTTGACTCATGTTAAACCCATTATTTGAAGAGCCTTCTTTCTTCTTTTTCTCTTCTTCTTCTTTCTCTGCTAGCATTTTTAAACTATCTATAAGCTCTTCGAGTTCATAGAATGCCATTTTATCCATTTCTGATGGCTGTAAATGAGAATACTTAAGCAGAGCTGCTCTAAGATCATAATAACTTTGAAGCGATATCTGAAACAAGGAAAAGACTTTTGACTCCGCTTCGAAAGTTAATGGGCGCTTCTACCTCCGTGCCGCACCCTGTACATTCATGTTTCAATTCAGCTTTAACTGTTTTTTGCATTTTATCAACAAACCAGTCAACTACTGATATTTTATCCAAAGACCATGCATAAGAATCTTGAAGTGTTTTATGATATACTGCATCATTTAACAATCTCCAATCGGGGAACAAAAAAGGTGCCCAACGAATAAATGCTTTATCAAACTCTTCTTTATTCTGTGCCTTTCCTCTAATATATCCCTTAATAAAGGACATAACACCTAAAGTTGGTAAATATAGTTTTATTTCTTCACCAGTTTGTAGCTTGAGGTGAAAACAACGCTCTTCCTCAGAGAATCGAGGTTGTAATTCATCAGCAGGAGCATAATAAGATAACATCTCTTTTACAATTGGACGAGTATCTTGTTTTCCACAGTTCTTACAATCAAATGATACGTTAAGAGAATTTTCACCTTTCTTAAATGTATACTCTCTAATTGCAAATACAATGAAAAATCTATCAATCTCTTTTAGATCTTTAAAAGAACCCATCTGTCTTGGGAAACGAATCTTACAACATTTGTCAGCAATTCTATTTAAAGCATCATCTAAGCTTAATAAATCTTCTTCATCAATAGTAGACCAATGACGAATTTCTGCAGACATTGCAGCTCTAATAGTAATTTCTGTACCTTCTGGGTAAAAAATGCCTTGCGAAGGTAAAGTTTCAGGTTTAACTCTGATCCAACCGATATCTTCGATAACAGTTTTTGTGTTTTCTTCTTCAAAAAGAGCAACTTTGCCTAAAGATTTTTTCTCAGGTTGTTCTTCTGTTGAATTATGAAGCTTTGCCTCTTTCTCTTCGATGAGTCTTCTTGCTTCGTCATTAAAATCTTGTTGATTTTCGTGATCCATGTTTAAATGTTTTTTTATTTATCTCTTTCTGATGAAAAACTATCGAGATAAACATTTTAGATGCACAAAAAAAGGGTTCTGATTAGAACCCTTTTTTAAGTTTTTTTATTGATAGATTATACTGTTGTATCATTCCAGTAATCAGCTCTAAATGTGAATCCTGTGATAGTGTACTTATCGGTAGATGCATAATCAAATTCAATTGCATTAATGTTTGTTGTAGGCCATACTACATCAAATGTATATCTTCTAAATACATCACCTGTACGAGTGTATGCTTCTAAAACCATCGGTCCACCTGCATAATCTTTTTTAAGACTCATTTCACCAGTCAATGGATTAAATATTCGGTTACACCAAGATTTTAATCCTTTGTACATATACATTGAATTAGCATCATCTAAGTTGACTTCAAAATCTACTGTAATATCTAGGAAAGTTTGATCTAATTTAGAGTTAGCATAAGATCTAGTCCAACCTTTGTAAGATTGCTGAATACCTGCTGGAGGAGTTTTATCAGTATCAAGTCCTCCTACTTTAATAACTTGTTCCATTAAAAGAGGAGTAGTCCAGTTAGGAAGGCCTTGTGGCGGTTGAATCGTGATCTCAAACAAGTTAAGATATACCGGTTCGTACTTTTGCATTGCCGCTGTTGAATTTCTGTAATGTGGTAACTTTGCCATACTATTTAGAGTTTTTTAACTTTATTTTAATTATCTTTGAATTATGCTACTGTAAATCCTCCTGATGCAATTCCACCAGTTTTAAGTACAGTAACTCTATTAATGAATTTCTGAGCTCCTCTTGCAGGTTCGATACCGATATCGATGATTGCAAAGTTTTGATCAATAATATCATTAGTGTTATTAGATTCATCCATAACAGTTGCATAATCAAAGATTCCACCACCTGATCTTACATTATCTAAGTAAGCATCTACAATAGATTTGATTTGTAATCTTGTTGATGCATCATTGAATTCGAAAAGGAAGTTAGCTAATACATCTTCTACAGCTTCTTCAACAGTAATCAATAAATCTCTTACGTGAAGGTTATTGAATGCTGATGGAGTTTTTTGATATGCAGATTGGTTACCAAAAATCATGAATCCGATTCCTCTTCTGAATACGATAGGGTTCCATCCAAATGGTTCTAGATAATCTCTATCTCTATCTGTGAAATCGTACTCTAAACCAACTATTTTAGGGTTAGAAAGAACTCCTCGTCTTGGTCCTGCTACGATTGAATAAGGTTGACCGTTGATGAATTTTCTAATAAAGTTATTAGATACATCTGCTGCAGGTGGGATAGAGAAGTTTTTATTGTTCTCTCTTATTACCAAGAATGGCGCAAAGAATCCAGCGAATTTTGAACCATTTTCTTCATCAGGTAATGAATACGTAAATGAAGGACCCAATGTAAGATTTCCACCTTCTGCAATATATTGAGATTTAAGAAGTGGTTTAGGATCTTGCATTGTTGGAAGTTCAGTAAATCTTGGATCAGTGCTTGCCACGAATTGTGAAATTGATGGCGCATTCATGATTGCTAAACATTTCTGTCTTTTCATTGCAAGCTTAGTTACAATATTTTTCGGGTAAGATTGTGTATTCAATCCACCGTTAAATGTATCAATAATATAACGGAATGCAATGATATGACGGCTAGATAATGCTTCTGATAAGTTAGAATTAGCTTCATCTAACATACCAAGTATTTTTGCTAACTGAGCATTTGAACCGTTTGGTAAATGATAGCTAGTAATTTTGAATCCTGGTAAGTAAGTAGGTTGGTAACCTGGAGTAGCTTGTTCAATAGATTTGTATCTTACGATATTTCCACTATAGTTAGCTAATCTTTGATTAACATTTATTTGATAGTAACCATTGTAAGTTCCAGAAGAAACTTTTTTCTTACTAATAACTCTTGTTAAGATATAATCTGCAATGTTACCAGTATTTAATGGATCAGCTACTAAATATTGTCCAACTTGAATTTTATTTTCATCAGTAGAGTCTACATAACAAGTTGTTCTTGTTGTGTTAAAGCCAATAGCAGTAATTGTAGATGCATAGTCTCCAACTAAAGAATAAATTCTTAAAGCTGTAGGAGATACTGTTGCTCCAGCTGAATCTTTACTATCTGTGAATGTCCAGTTTCCAGTGTAACCGATAGTTAATGCTGGATCTTTATATGCTTTAATAGTAGCAGTTTTAACTGCATCATTATCATTTCCAAATGCAGCTGTTACGTAAAGAGGCACAGGACCTGCAATGTATGTAATATCTGAATCAGAAAGAATACCGTTATTGAAATCTTCAAATCCTTGAGAGAACTCATACCCAGTATAGTAACTTTGACCACCTGGTACTGAAGTATATTTAAAAATGTCAGGTTGTTTAATAGATTCAAAAGTATTAATGTTAGAACTGATATCAATTACATCAAATAATGAACCTGCTACACCTGAGATAGATTCCCAATACACTCTGAAGAATGTATTGATATTTCCAATGTTAGTAGAACCATTAAATTCAGCATTTGTAGTATCTACTGTAATTTGTGAATTAGATCCAGTTAATCCAACTGAATCAACTCTGAAATAATATCTTAAACCTGTATTCTCGGCTAAAATCCAATCTCCGGCATTGATGTTTGAAGCAGCACCTGTTCCACCTACTATAATATCGGTAGAAGTAACAGAAATTACTGGTGCATTTTTACCAACAGTTGTTCCTTCAAATTGTTTAGCTGGATGAGAGATTCCTAATTTTAATCTCACATCTGAACCAACAGTTTCTTCATTAATAGAAGAGATAGTAGCATATTGAGTACCTCCAGTTCCTTCTAAAGCAATAGAAGATCCTGGAATTAATCCTGAAAGATTAGTATATTGTGTAGTACTAAATGCTTCTTTTCTAAGAACCAGAATGTTATTGAATTTACCTTCATTACCAGCTCCATAATAACTTGTAAAGTAAGCAGCTTTAGAAGGTAAATTTCTTAAGAATCCATTAGTTGCTGGGTTGTATGTAGCTCCTGTAGATCCTAAACCTGCAGGTAAATCACTAGAAGCAGAAGGACCTAAGTCAAACTGGTAAGTGTTATTAAGTACAGTATGTGTAGAATTTGAAGTATAATCTTCATATTCTTTTGATGTGAAGTTATAAGAAAGGAAGTTGATTGAACTAGCAGAAGAATTAATCAATGAATGTCCAATCATATCGATTCTTCCTGTTGTAGAAGAACTTGTAGGATCATAATCGTTGATAGCATCTCTATCTAAAGCGCAGAATAAACCAGTTGTAGCAATTGCTGAATTAACAATTGTATCAATTGAATAGTTTACTCCATTATTATCTACTAAATCAGGAATTACACATCCTTGAAAAGAACCTAATCTTGTAACTTGAGATGAGTTTAAGAAATCACTAAGTTTAGCTTTAATGATTCCTCTTGTATCAAAATATTGCGAAAAAACAGGATCTACACTTAGAGTAGCATAATCTGTCCAATCACCAGATACAATATCGATGTTAACAAAGTAATCTGATATGTAATCAAATTCTTTGATGAAATCTGGAACATTACCTGCTCCAAACCAGTCTCTTGCCGGAACATCAAATCCTTGAAGATTTCCTGTTTTTCTAACTATTACACTATAAGGTGTTTGTCCTAAGTTAACAAAGTTAAACAACTTTCCTTGGTTAGGAGAAGTTGAAGAGTTAACGTTAGCTAAGAAGTAAGAAGCGTCAGGAAAATAGAATCTTTCTTTATTAAAGTAAGAACTGTATAGAACTGATTCTTCAGTACCGTTTGCTTCGGTAGTACTTAAAGAGAAACTCTTATATTTGTCGTAATCTGTGTTAGCCGTAGATGTGTCATTGTTCAGAGGCATTAAATTTAATGCAAAACAAGGACCTGTTTCTAAACAAGTAAATAAACTTCTATGGAAGAAGGATCCTTTACTTTCAAGATCTTTATCAATGTCTCCGAAAATTCTTCGTGCAGTCTTGATATCATTACAAAAGACTGGTGCATTAATAGGACCTTTCTTAGAAAAACCTACTACTAATCTTGTTGTCTGAGTGTTAATGACTATGCTCTCTGAAGCATCAAATTCTACAGTGTAAATACCTGATGCTTTGAACTGGCTCAGATCTAATCTTATTTTTGCCATGCTAGATCGTGTTTTTTATTTCTTCTTTTCTTTTACTATATATCTTACATGATTTTAGAATTTCTCATAGAATATCTTTTAAATACGCAAAAGAAGTATCTTCTCTTTCGTTTTCAACTTCACTTAATCGTTTTTGAATAAGATCTTTATAATCATTTTCTAAAATGTCATAGACATCTTCTACTATATCTGCAAAAGTATCAGAATGTAATAAAGGAACTAAATTTACACAACTCATAGCAACGTCATCGTGGCCTGATTGTGAAGAATATGTCCCTTTGTTGTTTATCCCAAAGTCATTCATTTCTTCAAATGTGACTTGTTCATTTAAAACTATACGTTTTTCCATAACGAGTTTTCTAAATTCTCTACAGTAAAACATTTTATTGTGTTTATGTAATTTTATACCCAGTGATAACATTCTAGCCTTTTCATTGTGTTTTGTGTGCAAGAAAATATCTTCATAGTATTCAGGATTTTTGGAAAGCTTTTCTATGAAATAATCTCCTTTGAAATTTACTTCTAAAGCTACTCTCACATTATCCGGATTAAAAACTTTAAAAATTAACACGTCCGTTATTTTTGCCAATTCTTCTGCACCAGTTTTATTAGATCTATACATTCCGACTTGCTTAATTCTGAAGAAACCATCTTCATTTTCAACTCTATCTCTACGTATTTTTCTAATAGAAGCTTTACTCATTTTTTCTACTTTGAAAATATTGATGACACTATAATCTTTACCTGCGCCATCTGCTATATCAATAGAAAAAACAAACTTATCATCAGTACTTATATCATAAAAACTGAAGTCTGGATGCCATGTTAATGATTTGTATTCTATTTCAGCATACTCAAAGTCGTTAATTTCTCTCCATACATATTTTCTTACAATCTTTTTCATTGCTCGAAGAGCATCTCCACCTAAAAGAAGTGTATCACCTGCTAAAAATTGATTACCGTATTCTTGATTAAAGAGTTCTTCTGAGCCAAGATTGGCGATTTCTCTTGCTTTCCATTTTTCATCTCTTCCTGGAACTTGCCACCAATCTACCCTCATTGGAGCATATTCATTAGTTTTTTCTACTGCTCCGTTATAGATCTCGAAAAATTTATTTCTACCATTTGGTGTACTTGTTATGATAACTTTTGATATCAAAGAAGCTGCAATAGTAGGATATACTGAACGATAGAATGGCTCAATAAAACTTGCTTGGATATGCGCAAACTCATCCATATAAGCTAGATGAATAGTAAAACCGATAGCTGCTGTTTTAGTAGTAGCCTGACCCATTACTCTACAGCCATTGTCAAATCGCATAGTCATTACGTTATTCTGTAGAATACCAGGCTTTAAAAAGAATGGTAACCCTTTAAATACTGATTTAATTTTATCCAGAATCTCTGCTGCAGTAGCACCTTTATTTGCTAATACAATTACGTTTTTATCGACATTGAATAATAAATACCAAGTAATGAATATAGCAGAAGTAACAGTTTTACCAATTTGTCTAGATGCTAAGAACACGTTAAATCTATTATCTTGAAAAGATCTTAAAACTTCTTCTTGATAAGGTCTAAGAGTAATCTTTTGAATACCATAATCTGTCATTGCCATACAATAATTATTGGCAAAATAAACTACATCGGCTGCACATCTGGCAATTTCTTGTAATTCAAAATCAGTATATTCATAAACAATTTCTGCTGCTTTCCATGTCGGATCTCCTTCATGAAATGGTGTTGCTGGCGTATCTCTACCTTCTTCTATAAGTTTGATACATTCGGCAACTCTTTCTGAATTCCAGACTCTATTTTTAGAATTATTGTTCTGGATCTGTGAGATCTTCAAAGGTGTCATCAGTTTTCTTATTTTTAGCATCATCCATATAACCTTGAACTAATGACATAAGCCCTTTAGTTCCTCTAAATTTGGTTGAGTGCTCATCTGGCGTATCAATAGATTCAGGTAAAATATCTTGAGTTTTTTCAATAACATTTTTCCAATCGTAAGTAAGATTCTTGTAATTACTTTCCATTGTTACCATGAAAGCTGCCAAATGTTTAACAATTTCCATTTTTGACTTTTGTAAAGAAGCTAAAACCTCAAAATGTCTAGCCTGTGGACTTCCACTATCAATTTCCTCAAGGAGTTTCTTAATAGCATGTTCAGCAGTTTTCATCTGAAACAATAAATTAGAAACAGTAAGTTTATCTACTTCCATTTTTTGATAAACGTAATCTTGTTCTTTAACAAAATCAGCCGGTAAGTACATGAGAATTACAGACTCTACTATATCAGAAGCTTTTCTATCTGATTCAGTTTTAACTTCATCGTAATTTAATGGAGCAATCGATTTCAATTTAGGCAACACGTCTTCGCCAGAAACAGCTTGTATCCCTTCATTACTTACACCTAACAAAATATCTTCTAGATCTTTTGCTTGTTTTTTGAGATTATCCATGTCTTGTTTTTTCATAAACCGAATTTTTTTCCTACTCGTGAAGACCATTTAGATCTTTTTGTTTTTATAATCCAACTGTCATAACTTTCACCATTAACTTTGATAGGCATAATGAAAGTGTTATCATTAACTTCTATAGCATCTTCATTCTCGTCCAAAGAAATTTTTACAGGAATAGTTTGATTTTCAAAACAATCTAGCAGTTGCTCATTTATATGTTCAATTAAATGTTCATTTTGGCCTTGAATTAAAAGCCTTAATTCATTTTTTGGTATATACCAAGAACCTCCATCGTGGTCACTTTTTTCTTTAGATGGAAGTTCTACTCTGGCTATTCTTTCAGCTAAGTTTACTTCAGTATAAAAATCATCATCTTCCCCAAATGAAAAGTTAAAATCATGTTGAAATCCTGAATTAGAAAATTCTTCAAATAGCTTTATATACTTCATACAAATTTACTGCATTAAGCAGTCTTTTTCTATATATCAGAATTATGATCTGAAATTTTTACCGGTCATTATATCGATACATAAGCATCTATATCAGCAACACCTGCTCTATAAAGCATTCCTGTTCTATTATAGCCGTCAATAACTTCACCATTATAAACTACTATAGGATTATAGACATCATCCCAATGAGGAGGATAATCAGATTCTTCATATCTATCTTCACCACTTAAAACGTATTCTTCTAAAGATTTGTCTTGAGCAAGAAGATCTTTTATTTTAAGTTTCTTTAGCTCAAATTTAGCTTTAGCTTTCTTGATAATATCTAAATAGTAATCAGGAATATCTGTCTCAGGAGTGTCTGAAACTTCTTTTATGTAATCCGACACTTCTTTGGCTGTATAGATCTGTTCATTTAAAAATTCTGTAAACGATTTCATGATTTAATGAGTATAACCAATGTACGGTAATTTAGATTGAGGCAGAGCATTATCAATAATAATTGCAAGATCTGCATCTTTAACTATATTCTGATTAAGTACAAGAGCTTGTTTGTCTGTTTCTGCAACTTTATTAAATAATCTAACGTTTGTAAGATCCATAGCAGAAGGTCTTAAAAAGAAGTTTATCTGTGAAGATCTGTCTTCTTTTTTCATTGGCACTGTTCTATTAAGAACTAAACTTAAATCAGTAGTAGCTGGAATATTAGTAACAGAATCCCACTGAATTCTCCAAATATTAAAAGTTAATTGCTTGAATAAGTTACTCATATTAACAAATAGACCATACCATTGTCCTTTATTCAGAGCTGGACCATTATTTGGCATACTAAAATAATGTTCGTCAGTGTTCATCATGACTTTAAAATGACGTTGTCCATATAACTCTATTTTAAGTCCTTTATTGTTATGATGTGAGTCTAAGAATATACGGGGAAGGCTTTTCTGAAGTTGCAAATCAGTATAATTTTGCCAAGAGCTGTATGAAGATTGAACAAAATCTAACACATACTGTGGTATTTCTATCTTTACTCTATTTTGAGAAATAACTTCTAAAACAGTTCCAAATAACATGAAATCTGAAGATGATGATCTAGTTATTTCCACAGTATCTCCTACAAAGACAAGTGTGTTTCTATTAAGAATGACTTCAAATTCTCTACTATACATATCAAAATTAGAAGAGTCAATCTTTATTTTAGAAAAAGAACTGTCTTTTATTCTAAACCATGCAGAAAATGCACGATCTTGTGTATCTGGGAAAGAAGTAGATCCTTTATATTGTACTATCTTTTCTGTATAATACGATGCAAGATTTGTAGTATCGCATGTAGTGATAGAAATATCTATATTTCCGTCGTAATCATTTTCATATAACTCAAATAATGATCCAGGAATGAATATCTGAGAAGGACTATACAAGTTCTCAAGTTGAGAAGAACCTGCTAAATACGTAAATATTGTTGCTCCGTTAATATCTTGACCCATATACTTAAATTTCACCATTGAATAAAAGTACTGAACATCTGGTTGCGTACTAGATGGAGAAAGTCTTGCAAAATATATCTTATCTTTAACTAAAGTTAATGTAGAAGGAAGACTAATTTTAATTTCAGATGAATCAACTAGACTTGCTAAATTATAGTTAAATTCAGAAATAACTGTATGATAATTCATTATCTTTTCTTCTTTTACTTCTTGCAAAGAAGCTACATAAGATCTAACTGGATCTTCTTTAGTTGTAGCTTTTTCAAACTGTTGCGGATTTGTAATTTTGATCTCTTCTGCAGCTTTTTCTTCACCAAATAATTTTCCAGCACTTACTGTAAAACTTTCTAATTCATTTAACGAATCAGAGTTATCAGCATTTGCTTTAGGTAACCATTTGATAAGGGTAACTTTAAAATATAGAGGTTCATTCATGAAATCTCTGAAAAGATATGAACTAGAAACTTCATAAGGTCTGCCAGTTCGA